TCAGGATTTCCAAAACACTATAATCATTACTATGCCACCAAAAACATACATTATTGGATCTAATAAAGATAAATAATTCAAGAAAATACCTGTGTGAGTTGCCATTGTTTTTATTCCAGAAATGAAACTCGCAATAGCCAAACAAAAGAAAAAAATATTAGCATTTTTTCCCTTCCCCCTTATAGTAAGTGCCCCATATGCACAAAAAATAGATAAACCAAGCATTATTGGTACAACTAATTGCCAAGGAAGGTACTTTAAATTCAAACCTAAAAATGTACCAGTCATCTGTATATTCTCCTATACCTTTAATTCTTCTACGTATTCGGAGTCTGAGGAATATCAGTTCTTCCTTCTTTTACATCTTCATTACAAAGCACTTCTTTTGCTCCGTCAGTTAGATCACCAATAACCTTACCTGCCGCCATACCACCGCCTAAAACATACGGTGTTGTAAGACCTAATTTAGTAAGATAATTTCCACTTTCGATGCCACCTGCCGTAGCTAATCCAGTTAAAAACATTGCTCCCATCATATCCAGCCCTGAATACTTAGTAGCATCTTTATAAAGTCCATAAAGAGTAGTTCCAGCTGTTCCTATTGGGCTATTCTTTTCGACCCAACCCGCAATTTTTCCACCAGTTGCCACTATATTACTTCGAAAGATAATATTTCCTAGCTTATCTTGTAGTTCAACACCTTTAAGGGCTGACATTTCACTTAGGCGTTTTCCTGTTAATGTGTCCGTAATTCCAGATATAGCGCTTGAATACGCATTATTATCTAAAACATCTTTAGTCTTTTTCACAATAAAATCGCTCATGTCAGATAATACGGCTCGTGATCCAAGAGCAGCTCGATGTAGACCGTCCATATTAATCGGATTTGATTGATCCTGTTGATTATTATCATTCTCATCATTATTCATGTTTAATTTCAATGCCCCCGCGTAGATATAACTATTGTGTATTATCTACCATGATAGTAAATTCCTTCTTTGACTTTAGGTACATATCACATAATACCCAAAACATATGACCAAATTGTGACAATTGAAGTATTTTTTTACAAAACAATGATTCCCAGTGACAATGATTTTTTCAACTAAACAAAAAAATGCCGCCCAGCAGCATTGAAGTGGTGTGCACCCGTCAAGAGGACAATGAAAAAATAGAAATATTTCGGGGCTATGTATTCCGGTGATACCGTGCTCCTGGTGCATCCGTGTCTTTTATATTTAATAGTTGATTGGATATGAAGAGCGCGGTCGATTCGAAGGATACGTTTATCATTTACATGGATATCGTGGTACCTGTCCAACTCGTCCCGTATTCTCCGGTATCCCATATCCGGGTGCGCGTTGTGGATTTTTCCACCTCACCCGCGATTCGTTCGTTTTCCAACTCAGGGTCGCTCTTCGGACACTTTTTAGCCATCTGTAATACGCTGATCGCGTGCTGTGTAGAAAGACACAGAGTTTTCACACGGGAAATGACCGTTCCTCAGATAGGGCCCTCACCGCGTCATAAGCCGATGGATGCCTTACAAAGCTCCGCGTCGCCTCCTCTCCAATTCCTTCACTTTTTTTAACAAGGTATTCTCCATTTCCAAATCATATTTCTCTCGCTCCAACTGGGCTACCCTGTCTCTTAGATCTTCTTCCGGTGTTCGGCTTGACAACGTTCCTGCCCTATGTCCTCGCCGGTCTTCCAGTCCTACTTCTCCCATTTCGCGATATTTCTTTATCTATGTGTAGACCTGCTGGTAGGAAACCCGATATTTGAGCGCTGTCCCGCCGTAGTCGTTCCCATTGGCAATGCACGTCTTTACAATCTGTATCCGTTCTTGTGAAGTCGTATTCCGGCCTTTCGTCATGAGGCTCCCTCCTGTGTGTATCTTGAAGTCTTCATGACGATTATACACCTTCAGCCAATCTCTGAGCTGTCGCGAATCTCGTATTCTATATTCCTCGCATATTTTCCGCAGGGAACCCTTGCCCTGACAGATAATCCAGAACTGCCGATAGCTTTGTTTCCTTGCTGTATGCTCGGTCATGCTCTTGGGGCAGAAATCCAGTTGGTCCTTCCGTCCTATACCGACTGACCCATCGGGCAATTGTCTTGTAATCCACTCCTGCCTGCCGACTAGCTTCAATGCCTCCGATCTTGCCTGACAAATATGATTCTATGAGACGTACTTTTTCTTCTACCGCCAGCTTTCCTTTGTTCGGCATAATTTTACCCCCAGTTAGGTCAGTTTTTCTTTTTCACTGTCCTATCTAGGGGTAGCATATCAAAGCTACTAGGCGGCATTAAAATTTTATTTTGTAAGCGGCATAATCTCGAAGCTGATGATTTTTTCAAAAGCTAAATATTCTTTGCTTTCTTGTGTGCCCACTTTCTTATTCAGCATGTACCCAGCAGTATCTGTGCTTGCATGATTCATAAACCAGTTTACAAAGCTGTCGATTTCAGTAGGTGATAATTGGTAATCATGATCGCTAGAATCAATTACGGTTACTACCAACAATGCTTTGCTGGATTCCAATGGCGTTGTAGAAGCTTCATTTGAATTCATACTTTCGTGACCGTTGCAATCGACATAGGTAACTACATAGTAATAAGTAGTTCCATTCTTTACAGTATCATCGACATAGCTTGTACCTGTTATATTAGTAGCAATCGTTTCGTATGGGCCACCCGGTGTTGTAGAACGCTTAACGCTGTATCCAACCGCGTCGGTTACTGTTGTCCACGAAAGTGATATTCTATCACTATCCGCTACAGCATTTAGTGAAGACATTATCCATCTTGCAACTTTAGACACACGAAGCTCATCAATATACCCTTTAATATATTGCCTATTACCATCATATAAATACGCGCCAATATTGACTTCTGCACTAGGAAAAAAAGTTCCATTATAAGTTACACTACCAACAACTTTCCCATTGCAAATAGCGTACCACTGTGATCCTTTACGAATTACAGCAAAGTGGTTAAATACATTCTTAGCAATAGTAATAGGATTCCACATTTGCATGAGATACTCATTAGTATCATATAAAAGAACATTAAAAAAACCATCAGTAATTGAGAACTCAAAAAACTGACTATTGTTCCAGTGGTTACCTATTTGAAAAATTCCAAATGCCGTAGTCTTACTATCAATAATTACATCTGAAGGAATAAAAACTTCAGCATCAATTGTAAAATCTCCAGTAAATGAAAAATCACTTGACATAGGCATACTTAAATAATCATCTACACCATCTAAAAACAATGAACTATTTCCAAATATCTTTTGATCCGTACTTACCGCAACGCCCCCATAAGCTGTCCATACCTTACCACTTTCATCTTTAATTCCATCATCAAAATGCAATAACGATACGGTGTATTGATCCATTTCATACATATTTGCATTACCTCCATTTTTTATTTGATTAGAAATCGATATACCAACGGATTAATATTTGATACAAGCCAACAAAGCGATGTTCTGAGGACGAGTTTCAGTATCGCCAGAATCAAATGTTGACATTACTAAGTGCGTACCATCTGAACAAATCGCATATTCGTTAGCTAAGCACTTTTTCCAAATTCCAGTATCAGCCAAGCACCCATCATTACCAGCATCACCAGTTTCTGTTTTCAAATTGTGATTATGTTTCTTAATACCATCCGCTTGTGAACTACCTAGTTCCCGACTAATATCTACCCCTCGCCCCATGTCAAGCCCGCGAATAAACTCACCACGCAAATCGGGCAAATTAAATGTGGTACTACCATCACCAGTACCAAAAGTTGTCCCAACTACAGCGAAAAGATCCGCATATTCAGTTCTAGATACTGCATTTCCGTCGGCTTTTAACCAGCCTTTAGGCGGTGTTGCCGCTGCAAAATGTAGAACGACTCCAGCAGGTATACAGGATTGCATTGCCGGAATAACGCTCGGGTCAAATTTACCATCATTACCCAGCATGGCCAGTTTACCAATATCTTCTGTTCCTTTGGATACTACGATAATTTCTTCATTACAAGCAAATGTTCTTGCCATTATTAACACGACCTTTTCAATTTTATTTTGATAATCAACATAGCCAAGGACTCTATCTCTAATGTGTGAATCCTGCATGTCGGCTTTCACATATATACATTCTTTCAAGATAATTTTTTAAACGAGCTAGTCCACATTTTATTAATTAAATACAGCCTGCGGTATAACCCTCAATTCGCGGGCATATTCTTCAAAACAATCCAAATAGCTTATCTGTTTTCACCGTGTACTTTACCTCAAACCCTGACTGATAACCACCTACATGCTGCTCATAACTCACAGCTGCATCCTTGCTAAAGTTTCGCTGAACTTCGACTGGCACATACCGATCACCGCCGTATTGGCCATACCCAGCAGACCATTCCCAGTTATGATAATTGTTATTTTTATATACCTGCACCTGGTACTGATCATTGACCGTCGTTCCATTCTGAGCGTTCTGCTTATCAATTTCTATTTTTTGCTGTTCAGTCGTAGGGACAGTCGTTACAATAGTCCGATCCATTTTTTCTAATGCTTCAGGCAGCAGAGTTGGATCAGCTTGATTAATTCTTGTCGCGACTTGTTGGGCCGCCTGGTCAGGATTACCTGCTGATACAACAAAATTAGTTACGGGCTGCACTTTGCCTGATTGAGCATTTTTAATAAAATCAGCAAGCATTTGAGCATTCTGCTTACTTTCGTTTAATAGATTTTGCAGAACATTTACGTCCTTGGCCTGTTGCGAACATCCCCTCTCGTTTTTTGTTATTCTACTTGCAATAAACCATTAAATATAGCTCCAGCCAGCTGCGCCTGGAAAGCCGGATCGACAAGCTGCTGCTCTTCTTCCGGATTGCTGATAAATACGGTCTCTACTAAAACGGCCGGCGCATTTGTGTGAATCAAAACATACAGACGTTCTTGTGCCGTTGTTTTCACACCCCTATCAGTCAGTCCTAAGGTAACAATGTTAGAATCAAAAATCTGAGCTAACGCAGTACCTCGTTCACTACCATCGCTGCACCAAGTCTCGCTTCCATGTGCTTCAGGACATGCAGCATTGCAATGAATGCTAACAAAATAATCAACACCTGCATTATTGCTAATGTCGCAGCGGGCCTGTAGTTCTACCGTTGCACTGTCATAGGCATACCCTACATCAATATCACTGTCGCGTGTCATCACGACTTCGTGACCACCCCCCTCAAGCATCCCCTTTAACTGCAACGCTACTGCTAGGGCCACATCTTTTTCCATCAGCCCTGGCGGGCCTACGGCTCCTGAATCGCTTCCAACGTGTCCCGGATCAATACAAAATTTAGCCATTAATACTACCTCCACAAATTTTATTTTTGTTTGAATCGATCAAGTAAAATTGTCGTGCGCTCCCGCAAAAAAACGAGCAAGCTGCCAGCCTGCTCAATTCCTGCATCTCTTAAATTTTCTAAAACACTCATGGCCTCTGTTGCAGCTAAGTACGTCCAAACTACTTTCAATATAATAGGCGTTTCACCACTCGCAAACAGTAACTTATCCACATTCACAGCCATAACGGTCAGTACCATGTAAACAATTATCTTGCCAACAAAACGATGCTTCATAGCGTCACTGTTGATATAGCCAGCCTTAATGGCCATAGGAATATTAGCAATGCAGCTGTATAGATCGCTATCCCGACTGCAATCCTGAAGGTGCTTATAACATAACGCTATCCACCTAGTCAGGAGGTCAATAAATACTAAGACCACGAAAGCAACCATGGCCGTCCCATGCACACTGGTTAAAGTGGCCACGATAAACGCAAATACACTTTTAATCAGCCAGGCATCAGCCAAATCATGGCCTGCTTTCTGTATGGCCCGAAATAAGTTTTCAAAATCCACTTTCTCACCTCTCCCCAAAAATTCGCATAAAAATAACCGCTCAATAGCGGCAAGGTTCTCGCGGCATAGGCTCCTCCATAATCAATAATTTACTTTTGCTTTCCATCCACCTGTTAACCATTTTAGTTTTAACGTTGTATTACCAAATCTGGCCTCATAATCTACCCCGTTAACTGCAACCTTCCAGAAACATGTACCGTCATACTGGTATTTAACATTATCGCAAAAAGCAGTGTCCGTACTGGCTGCAAGGCTCAATCCAAAGCCAAACCGGATAGCCTTATATCCCAATCAATAGTCCATCCTTGCCAAGGTGCGGCATCAAACTGCGCTTTCGTCATGCCTTGCGATACGATCCGTGACAAGGCTTTTGTAGATGGCACAAATCGACTGTCAACAAAAGCACCGTCTGCCGCCTTTGTTATCAAGGACTTGTATCCAATTAGCACCATCATGATACATTTTGCTTTTGACAGCCTACAAATTGAGAAAGCAGTTCGCCATGGTATTGAACTATTACTGAAACAGGGAATTAATCACGATCGGCTTTCGTTTTATGTCTTAGTCAATTTCAACAGTACCATTGAACAGGATTTACGACGGATCGCGATATTAGATGAATATGGGGTTAACTCTTTTGTGATGGTATACGATAAGGCGGCTGCGCCGCAAAAGATCAAGCATTTGGGTGCCCGGTGGTGTAATAAATATCAAACTAAGAAATCATGTAAGTTTGAAGATTACGATCCCCGCATTAGAAGGGCAAAGGGGGCGTGAACGTGGCATGCTTCTATGACAAAAATAATATAAGTGGCAGTTTCCTGCCACCTATTAAATCAATGTTGTACGTTTCTAGTATTGTTGTTTTGCTGATTTCGATCTTGCTGCTTTTTAGTGTCGGAACCTTGATTATCTTGTGGGCCGCGAACTTGGGTTCGATTATCACGTGATTGATTATTTTTGTCAACCATTAGATCACCTCCTAATATTAGTCTTTACAAAACAAGGAGGTAAAATTCAATATAAAAAAGCCAGGACCTGTCTAGTGGCCCTGGCGGGAGAGAGAAATCTTACACTAATATAATACTCGCTGAATTGCCTTTTATACGTGGAAAAGCCAGAGCCGCAAATTGTCAAAGGACCCTGGCTTTAAGGTAATTTATAGGAGCGTTTACCCTAGCTATAAGATATGTGAGAATAGCAATATTATACATGGAAAAGCCAGAGTCCACCTAGCAGGGAGTGAACTCTGGCAATCCATCAAAGGATGGTTAGTCTATTGACCATTTATAGGATACCCAAAGATAAAAATATTATGCGGGAGGGGTAAGCTTTGATGCAAAGGCAGGTGGATAAAAAGAAATCTGTAGTTAAGCCTGGCAATTTTGCTGCGGTATTGGAAAAACTATTGGTAAAGTTAAATACATCGAATTCGAGTGTTTTAAGCAAGCAATTTTCGAAATGCGAGATTTTATGTTGCTAGTTATTAAGTAAATTTTCTATAGTTGCAATAGCATGCTGGGGATCTTTCGCTCTTATGCCTACTAGTTTTATAAATATAGACTTATTTTTAAGAGATTGTTCCAGTGTATCGATGAAAACGCCTCGGCCATCTAATGCGTGATCATCGGCCCAAGTTGTTTCAATACCACAGGTAGGAGAGCCATTGATTCCTATAAGTCCGACAATTTGAAACCCATGCTTTATATATTCTTCAACCTGGTAAACAATGCAATCTACTAGTGATTGGCACAATGTTTTAGCTTGTTCTTCTTTCATGCGGAATGCAACCCTAGTATCTTCTGATTCAATTGTGCAGTTAGCTGTTGGATCGGCTTCTCTGTCGAGTCCTAAATAAAGAAGTTCAGGACAAGGCATCTGGATTATTCCAACGTCTGCATTTAGTAATGTTTTTGTTGCCTCTAGGATTGCACCAGGATAATAGGCACAGGCGTCAATTTTGGAGTTCTGATTTAGAATACAATGGGCTACGAGAACAATTTTTTTACTTCTCTTATCTTGAAACATAAAAATTCTCCCTTCAGTGAAATAAGACATTTATATACTTACTAAAAACTATAACCATATTTTATGAAAAAATCAATTTAGTTGCTGCAAAAGGCAGCCAGCAGTAACAAAAAAAGGGAGGGCAATCATGAAAGCCTTAGACAGACGAACCTGCGGCTTAATCAAAACCGCAATGACCGCTAGATATGCCCAAAATAAACTATTGGTAGGCATTGATCATCAAAGACATTACATTGAAAATCGAGCTGACAAATTTGATCAGATGGCATCTTCATATATGTTGTAAAGATCTCTTTGCAAAACGTACGGCATGAAGCCGTTTTTATTTAAACTCATCAGTCGAACATATGTGCTATAAAGGAGAAGAATACCAATGGCTACAATTCACATTGAACAGCGCTCAAAAAAGCGACTTACCTGAGCCCCCTAAACCTGAAGACTACGATCCCGACGAAGACTTAGTCAAAGTCTTTACTGGCTCCGAGATTATAACTCTTGAATCGCATGGTAAACCAATGTATCCAGGAACACCTTCCGCATGGTTCCCTGATTTTTGTGTGCTGAACATGGCCTGCCTAAATTAACATTTCATTGTTTGCGCCATACGCACGCTAGCCAATTGTTATCTACCGGTGAAGATATTTCATAGCCTGCTTCTTGTAAATATTGAGCGACTTTATTTCCGATAGTCAGAGCTACGTCACATTCACGAAGCCCTGTATCCGAATTTACTGCACCTGGATCTGGTTCCCCGTTTGGTGCATGTCCCGGATCAATACAAAATTTAGCCATTATTACTACCCCCGTAATTTTATTTTTGTTTGAATCGATCAAGTAAAATTGTCGTGCGCTCCCGCAAAAAAACGAGCAAGCTGCCAGCCTGCTCAATTCCTGCATCTCTTAAATTTTCTAATACGCTCATGGCTTCTGTTGCAGCTAAGTACGTCCAAACTACTTTCAATATAATAGGCGTTTCACCACTCGCAAACAGTAGCTTATCCACATTCACAGCCATAACAGTCAGTACCATGTAAACAATTATCTTCCCAACAAAACGATGCTTCATAGCGTCACTATTTATATAGCCAGCCTTAATGGCCATAGGAATGTCAGCAATGCAGCTGTATAGATCATTATCCCGACTGCAATCCTGAAGGTGCTTATAACATAACGCTATCCACCTAGTCAGGAGGTCAATAAATACCAAGACCACGAAAGCAACCATGGCCGTTCCATGCACACTGGTTAAAGTGGCCACGATAAACGCAAATACAGTTTTGATCAGCCAGGCAATCAGCCATGACGTCCGAGCTGCCACACATCACCAAGCTTTGTGATTGGATCTTTTATCTCTGCTGCAGCTGCCGCCGGATCAAAGTCATCTTCCTTTACTTTTTGCACATTGAAATCAGCCAGCAAATTATCTATTTGCTTATCAGAGAAGCCTGTGAGATTAACATCAAAGCCCTCCGTATTTATCTCGGTCAACAGACTGGCCAATAATTCATCATCAATCTGTGATAACTCAGCAATACGACTATCCGCGATCAAATCCGCCCCTTCTTCGGCTTCTGTCGCATAATCTTGCCTATCTACAGGTAACTTGCCCCACACCCAACAATTGAGCCGCCAGCAGTCGCCCATGACCGCGTACAACAAAACCATAGCGGGTGCTTACCGTTATCGGAGCACGCCAACCCTGGCTTTTTATTATCTTGGCCAATAATTCAATTTGCTTTTGCGGATGCGTATTTGGATTACGCGAATTCGGAACTAGCATTGTTATATCGGCAAGTTCGTCATACGCGCAATGAACCGGAACATTGTCAGCCGTAACACTCATTTCAACATTCACCTGCCCTCGCAACTTGACCATAGCTATTACCTCCGATTTGGCAAAAAGAAAAGAGCCCCAATGGCTCTCAATGACTTACTTTAAATCGCTATATTCTTTCATCTTATTTCTAAATGCTTGGCTCGCTCGAATCGCCTCAGGTGAATCAATACCTTTTTTACTAACAACTTCACTGAGCTTTCCTTTTAGGTACTCAACTTCTTCCCATAACTCTTCATTGTACATAAACTGTACCCTGCTTTCTTAACAGTATTAGGCTTATTATACCATGGAACAGTTGTTTGTATTACATAAAGAAAACCGCTCTGAAGGACGATTGGTCTAAAATCTCACCTGTTCCTCTTAGCTAATTTATCGGATAGCTCTTCTCTTTCTTCATATCCGCATTCAGGATTGCTACATTTCCATCTATCAGCAAGACTAGAATCAAGGGGTAATTTAATCATTGTTATATTTCGACATTTAGGACATTCCTTGCTACCAAGTTGATTATTCATATTGCCATCCCCTCTTATACCATATTCTAACACCATTCGGCAAAAGGTAATCTTATCCTGCAAAACAACTATAAGAAAAGCGCCCTATATAGGACGCTTTTCTTATAATTTTTATTTGTTGCTACGCTTTAATTTAGATTTTGGTCATCAAAATTTCTTTGGATAGTTTCACGTACTTGCTTATATTTTTTAGCAACTTCTTCGGCTAACTTAGTAGACTCTGTATTTTCCCATTCAAACTGAGTCTTATTTAGAACTAACATTGTTAAATCATGTAACTCGCTTCTTTCAAGGAACATAATAAAGCCTCCTGCTCTTTTCTATGTTCTTCGACAGGAAAATGTCTGTTCCTTTAATTTCCAGTAAATATAATCTCCCAGCCATCGATTAGGTTCGCATATCTTATGCTTTACCTTGGCCCGGTACCGCTAAACATTTCAAACTTGCGAATTTCCGCCATCTTCCTGAGCGCAACAAAATGACTGTTCCATCCTTCATACTCTCCGTTAGCTGCTATATAAATTGCATTCGAAATATCAAGGGCATCTCTGGCAGCAATAACATCCGGATCGTCTTCGGCAACCTTGGCCACAATCGTTGCAGGTACCCGATCTATACATCCTTTGATAATTGCCTTAGCCAGTGCCCGTTTATAGGCTGTGTCCTTTATGGCCACGTCTGATTTATACCCGGTCAAAATATCGGCCAAAGTAGCTATCTGATTTGAACACACCGCAAGCATCTCTTCAATCTGATGCGGCCCTGGATGCGCAGGAATAATAAATTGTGATGCCTTTTTACTCATGTTATTTCACCTTTCTATACCTATATTTCTTGCAAATAGGACACCAATACGTTTTTACATGATAAATCGTACAATTAACATATGTGCAAAGCAAAAATTCTTTTGGAATTTGCCAATTTTTATGGTGAAATAATTTACACCAAAATTCACCATACTCTCCAAGCCTCCAAGCTTTATGTACTATTTCTTTAATCTCTTCGACTGACTTCACCTGTAATCCGGCTGCTCTTTTTACCGCACACCACTACAGGGTCATGAACCAAGTCTGTTTTATTGTTAGGCCCGTGAATTAGGCATCCGGTTCCTGTCTCATGGATATAGCCAGCGCATAAATCCCATAGTTTAGATGCTTGTTCTGATTGGCATACGTAGTCTTTACATTTCATATTATCACCTCGTTTTTTTTACTAAAAAACGGCATCGCCCGGACATGTTCGTCCAGTGATACCGCTAATACTTAATTTAATTGAGTTTATCGATGGGCTAAAGCTATATTTTCACTATAATAAAAACCATAAAAAAGCTTTTGCACTTTTTCTGCTTATTGACTAAATAAATAATCGTAATATCTGCTTTTTACACACTGATTTACTATTTGATAACCATCATTTCGGTAGCCTTTACAAGAGCGGAAACCTTATCCCCAGGTTTCAAATTTAAGTCTTCTACAGAATCCACCGTAATAGCCGCTACTAACTCAGTCCCTTTAAAATCCATAACAACCTTAGCCATAACTGTACCCTTAACAACTTCTTTTACAATAGCTTCCATCTTGTTTCTTCCGCTAATCTTCAAATTAATCACTCCCTTAATTGTGTCTTTACCAATAACCTATCATTAATATTGCCAAAAATCAACGTATTTATTTATATTCAGCTATATTTTTAAATAAAAATGAACTATATGCACTTTTTCTCATTTTATCACCATTTATATAAAAGTTACTATACATATCGCTTATATCAGTTTACGTTAGTTTATGTTTATTTGTATTTATGAAATTTGATTTTATGAATTAAATTAAATTATAAAATAACTACTATAACAAACTTAAATGAACTAAAACAAATTAAAATTCAAAAACGCCAACATACCTCAAATTAGCAGTAAAAATATACCTATTTCTTGTAAACTAAAAAGGCCGCTCATCTGAGCAGCCTCACAAATATGAAAAGGTCAGCGCCTTGCGGTCACTGCCTAATATTATCATATGCAATAGAGTCAACAATATGTTACCTGCCGAACTATCACACTATCAGTTTAGCACTGAAAAAATGCTATAATTACGCCAAACTTCATGCCCGTTGACCGTCTGACGTTTATCAACGGCTTTACGTCGTATCTCTAAAAACAGTAATTTCTTAGGCGACAACATGGCTTGTACTAGTTCAATAACAATAAGCCATCGCTCTGTTCGTTCCATTTCAGCCAAACTAACTACTTTCTGTACAACAACATTTGCAGGTTCAGAGCGTGCAAACACTTCCGGCCTATTCGTTTCAGTACTGATATAGTTGAGGTCTTGATAATATTGCTTAAGTCTGGCAGGATAGTACAATAGCCATTCTTCAGCAGTAGTATCGTCGTTTTTAAGTTCTTGCATTATATTGTTATTTATGGCAGTAATATTTCTCACCTTAACCCCTTCCCTATAGTAACGCACCAAAGCAGACGCTCCCCACGTCTGCCTTTTTAATCTATTCCTGTTCTTTCATAAGCCTGTACAATACGGCCCTTTCCAAGCCTTGTACATCTCTACCAATCAACCAAGTCAGCTATGGCAATCACTGCGCCCAAAGGTAAAAATTTATCTATTCTTTCTTGTAATGAATATTGCGCTGCAATTTCATACGGCCATAAATTAGCCCAGAATAGTTGTTGCCTACATAAATCAATGTGTTGCTTTCCCAGCCCCGCGTGAATTGCAATCGGTCCCCGATACTTCGTCGGCCATAACCTAGTTTCTATTTTCTTTTCGCCGCAGGCTATCAAACTTGCCCACGGCTGCAGGATTGTTATGGCTTTCATTATTTAATCACTTTCCTTTGTAAGATTTTTTAAAATTAGGAAACACTATAGTTAGGGGTGATTTCTTGACGACCAAACAAGATTTTTTCCGTTCAACCACTGATCTATCACTTGATTTAAAAGCTAATAAACAAACGCGAAATGCACAAGCCCAAAAAGGTAAGATACAGAGAAAAGCAAATAATAATAAGCATAAAAAGTAATTTGAAACCATAACAAAAACCATCAATATCACTAACGAACACTTTGCATATAGCAAAAATTTTTTCGGAAAACTAAAATACGAGGAGGTATTTTCATGGGTGGAAGAACACTGGATCAGTTCGAAAGTCGGCAAAAGGCTAAGAAACATGCTAAACCTGCGAGCCCCACAGATAAAACATCTAAAAGCAATACAGGATCTGTTGAAACCAAAAAGAAAAGTTAATTACTAAGGGTGGCACCAGCCACCTATTTTTTTGTACCTCCACTCTCTGCTCAATCTCGCGTAGCCGTTCGTCTGTCATGATATAACCTTACCCCCATTGCTTTATGGTCTTGTTGCTGAATATTGTAATTTATTGCTTGAACATATAATTTTATTGTCATCAACTACTGCTTTCATCAGTTAATTCTAATTTTGTTATTTATTTCACAACCATTTAGCACTATAATAAAAATATCTGTTATAGAGTGGCGAAATCGACAATATTATTAAGTGAGTTGACGCCATAATGTGTGTAATCGACCAATTACCTTCTTCAAATTTTAAGGTTATCTACTTTGATAACAAGAACAACGAAGTCGAAGAGTATCGTGCGTTACGTAAAATGACCAACTACTATGATAACTCCGGTAATATCTTTAAATATGTTATCAAAATCCGCTTTTCCTTAAATCAAACCTGGTAATATTCATTTCTAACGGATGTCTATAGATTTCGCCCTCTCTATAACAGACTCAGCTTATCTCCCGCATAATATTTTTATCTTCGGGTATCCTATAAACGGAAACTCCTAATTCTTCAGTGGATAGCCAGAGTTCACACCCTGACAAGTGGACTCTGGCTTTTCCATGCATAAAAGCTGAATTCTCGGGTAACATATAAACGCTAACAAAGATCCTCCATTTATTAGCCCGGGCCGCCAATCAGGTTCTGGCTTTTTCTATGCACAACTATCTTTTAACATTATGTTAATTTAAAGCATATATTGTATTGAGGCATCAAAACTCATAGCCTGATATTCATCTAGCCAAGATTAGCCTCCGGTCTTGGCTATTTGTTATGCCATTCGCTCTATTTCAGCAATAGCCGCAGCCCTCTCGTAATTAACTGTTGAAAAGCTGCTTCTTTTTTCTGCGTAGCCGTCATGTTCTTTGTCTCAACTGTTTTTAACAATTGAGCATTACTTCCGTTCGCACTTGCCATAATTATTCATCCTCCCCGCAATCATTTATTTAATGCTGAATCTCCGCGATGGAGCAGCTTGCTTTGATACCTGACTATAAATCTCAGGAAATTTAGCTTTTAGTGACTTAGAATCAACCGTTGTACGACCGGAAACATTGGATAGCCATTATTAAAGCTATCGAAGAAGAGGAAGAAAGAGAGGATTAATACTTATGACTAATGAAGAATTTCAGCAATTAGTATTAGAAAAATTGGACAACCTTGATGGGCGTCTACAAGAAAATATAGTAGTTACCAAAGGATTAGTCCACCAAAGTGAACTTCAAAATACTCAGTTTGATAACCTCATGAACGTTACTGCTCGAATCGAAGGCCATATGGCCAATTCCGAAAAAAATATTGATCGTATGGCTGGTGATATTACTTTCTTAGTCCGTAAAACGGCAGAACATGAAGATGATATTCGCAATCTAAAATTAATCAAGTAACATCATTGCTCATAATAAAAAAATGACACGGCGTAAAAGCCGTGTTTTACTATTTATTCTGCGTTTCGATAGGAAGTGACTAAATGCGTCATTCTACATATAACCTTTTTCGCTTACTTTATTCTGACATTGATATTAATGAAGCTTTAGCAACTAACAACATAAAAGTAAACATTGTTCTATTAGACGCTTCTGTACATGCCTTTGTTTACTGTTCCCGAAAAAAAGGATTCACATTATCCTAAATGAATCCTTATCACCAGAAGCCATGCGTCATGCTTTTTTACATGAACTCAAACATATTATCGAAGACGTGCCTACAATACACTACTGGGTAGGCATTGATCATCAAAGACATTACATTGAAAATCGAGCTGACAAATTTGATCAGATGGCATCTTCATATATGTTGTAACGATCTCTTTATAAAACGTACGGCATGAAGCCGTTTTTATTTAAACACATTAACCGAACATATGTGCTATAAAGGAGGAAACTACCCATGGCCACAATTCGCATTGTACAGCGCTCAAAAAAATCTTTTACACTTATTATTGATCACGGTATTGATGGTTCCGGTAAACGAAAAAAAGAAACGCGTACAATAAAAACCACAGACATATCTGTGGCTGAAAGAGAACGTGATATATTAATCGGTCAATTAGCTGATAGAAGCTATCGGCCCTTAGCTAAGACAACCGTCGAAGAGTATATAACTCATTGGCTTACGACTCCAGCATTTACAAATCTCGCATCGAAAACGCAAAACGCAGTCCAATTATAAAATGCATATTAACACGAGGATCATCCCCTGGCTTGGACGAATCAAGCTTCCAGACCTAACCAGAACAGATTTGATAAACTTCTATTATCGAATTATCAAAGAAGGCCGTGATCCCCAAGGCAAAAACGTTAAAGCAACGAAAAAGACTACAGTCGATAAAAAAATCCCATCTAAACCAATTAGCATAGAAACTATCTTATATAATCATCGCATCATCCATCGAATTTTAAATGACGCTGTCTATGCCGATGAAATACTTCAGCGTAACGTGGCTGATCGAATCGACTTACCTGAGCCCCCTAAACCTGAAGACTACGATCCCGACGAGGACTTAGTCAAAGTCTTTACTCCGAAATTATAACTCTTGAATCGCATGCTGCTAATACTTCCTATTCCGAATTAGTCACGGTTGCCTTACGCACCGGAATGCGACGCGGCGAACTATTGGCACTCTCCTGGGATGCGATCGACTTTAAAGCTAAAACTATATTTGTCAAGAGATCTCTCTCTCATACGAAAGAGAAAGGATATGAATTTAAATTAACAAAGAATAACACACGCCGTAAAATCGAAGTCACATCCGAGGTTTTAGATGCTTTAAGAATTCGATTTTTAGTACAGCAAATATTACAAGAAAAGCTTGGAAATTATTACGAAGATAATAACCTAGTATTTTGCCGAGAAGATGGTAAACCAATGTATCCAGGAACACCCTCCGCATGGTTCCCTGATTTTTGTGCTGAACATGGCCTGCCTAAATTAACATTTCATTGTTTGCGGCATACTCACGCTAGCCAATTGTTATCTACCGGCGAAGATATTAGTTATGTATCGAAACGACTTGGGCATAGTGATGTGTCGGTAACATATAAACGTTATTTTCACCTAATTCCACTTGAGCAACGCGAATCATTACGAGCTTTAGAAAAAAAATTCAAAAATAAAAAGCTGAGTTGAACTTTGTTATGATGAGATATGCTTTTTTAGGCTAGTCTCATTAAAAAAATGCCCTTCATGGACACAAAAACGGACACAAAATAAAAAAAGAGCTTGCAGAAAGTCCTGCAAACCCTTGATATTCCTGGAGCCGATAATAGGATTCGAACCTACGACCCCCTCATTACGAATGAGGTGCTCTACCAACTGAGCTATATCGGCACACAACATATATTATTATAAACTACTACTGCTACATTGTCAATAACATAGCTTGGATACTAAAACAATGCCTTCTAATTGAAATGATTTGAGCCCTAATTCTATTCGATCTAGAATATCAGATGCTTTTTCTATACTGAGTCCCAATCTCTTATGCTCTATTTATTTTACAACTAATACAGGAATTTTAGAATAAGTAACAATCTTATGCGCTACACTTCCCACCAACAAACGGGCAAATCCACCCAGACCACGTGTACCAGAAATAATCAAATAAGCTTGTTCATTTTCGGCGTATTTAATGATTTCATCGGCAGGGTTTCCCTGCAACACTTCAGTATATACCACGATACCCTTGTCTTCACAAAGTTTTTTCCCTTCTGCCACTCTTGCCTCACAAGCCTTTTCACAATCTGCTGCCCATTCACTATAACTAACTCCATCTGCTAATGCAATAGGCACGTCATAAACTGATACAACAACAACGTCTGCTGCAATATCTTTTGATAAATCTGTAGCCATGCTTAATGCTTTTTTACTATCGGAAGATCCATCGTAAGCAACAATAATTTTTTTATCTGCCACCGTAGACTCCCCCTTTTCATTACATTAGACAATCTATACTTCCTAAATTAATTATATAATATTCAGAAAATGCTTTCAAGTACTCTTGACTTAAAAGCTCCCGACTTTACAGCCACACTATCTAATAAAAAGTCTGCTCAAGAACTTGTTGTTTCAAATCACGAACTTGCTGAGAGTTACTAAAAAGCTTAGCCGTTATTTGATCGTCTATTTTATGATTAGCAACCATGGTTTGCATAATTTTTTCTACCTTAGTTATTTCTAATGTAGCCCGATAAGGTCGATTTTCCGTTAAAGCAGTAAAAATATCAGCAACAGCCATAATCCTTGATCCTAAACTCAGCGAGCTTTCCTGAATACAAAAAGGATATCCTTTTCCGTCAAGCGTCTCATGATGATAGGCTGCCCACTCTGCAATGGTATGGAAACCATCAATTTCATTTAAAATGCGATAAGTATAATAAGGATGCTGCTTAATGATATGATATTCGTGTACAGTCAATTTACCGTTCTTTTCTAAAATACCACTAGAAACTGCTAGTTTCCCTAGATCATGCATAAGTCCAGCAATACGCATAACTTTTACCTCATCCGCACAAAATCCCATGCTACTAGCTAAAAAGGCGGCAACTGTAGACACACTGCGAGAATGAGCAGCCGTAAAACGACTCGTGCGGTCAATAATTGTTGCAAAAATCTCCGAAATATTCATAACATCATCTAAATTAAACCGCGTTGAACCATAAGATTCAAGTTGTTGAAAAAAATTTTGATAATACCGCGAATTCACCAGATCTAACCAAAAACTTTCCTGCCGAGAAATTTCATGCAATGCCTGAACTAAGTCCGGATCAAAAGAAATACCACTAGATTGGCGAATCGTTGCTAAAATGACTGGCCGTTGATCAAAAATAAACTGATCATCTCTCAGTAACACTTCCACACGATCAGCCAAACTAATAATGCGGCTCAACAGCGGGATCTCCTGACCAACGAAACTTGCCGGACTTGACCCGTCCCACAAATCATGATGATGACGAATGGTATCAGCTAAATAACCTAATTGCGCTGAATCCTTCAGCAGTTCATAACCAACTTCAGCATGTTTATGCAGCAACGGGTTAGCGTAATTACGAATCTGATGTTTTTCCGACCAACTAGATGCTGCGCCAATATCGTGAAGCAGTGCTGCATAAATTAGCTGTTGCCGTTCTTTGTCAACGAGGTTGATCTCCTCAGCAATCCGATCAGCAATAATCGCAGTGCGCCAATGATGACGAGATAATCCACCCGAAGCAAGTTCTAGAGCCAGTGATAGGGCCCGCAGCAAATTAATTGGGTTTATATTAAAATACATCTGTCTCCCCCTAGTAAAATCATTGGAAAATAATAAAAACTGCTTACAAATAAGTAAGCAGTTCTGCGACAATTTTGGAGCGGGCGACGGGAATCGAACCCGCCTAGCCAGCTTGGGAAGCTGGAACTTTACCACTAAGCTACGCCCGCATGCTCTTTGCTCATCACGCATATTATTATACTCGAAAACAATCTGAAAGGCAACTACCATAATATTTCTCTATGCTCTTTTTAATAGAAAGAAAACAGCCTTACATAGAAGACTGTTTCATTGTTTTAAAAGCTGGTGCCGCAAGACAGAATCGAACTGTCGACACGAGGATTTTCAGTCCTCTGCTCTACCGACTGAGCTATCGCGGCAAATGGCGACCCGGATCGGACTTGAACCGACGACCTCCGCCGTGACAGGGCGGCATTCTAACCAACTAAACTACCGGGCCAAAATTTTGAAATATGGTGGGCGATGACGGGATCGAACCGCCGACATCCTGCTTGTAAGGCAGGCGCTCTCCCAGCTGAGCTAATCGCCCATGAAAAGTCGGAAATATTGGTGACGCGTATGGGATTCGAACCCATGAAGCCGCCGTGAAAGGGCGGTGTCTTAACCGCTTGACCAACGCGCCATTTATTAAACCAAGTTCATGTCACTTGGATAGTATACACAAATTTATAACGTTTGGCAATAGTTATTTTTACCAATGTGGTAACTTATTATGATAACCAAACTATTTCCCATTCAATGACCGGGCTATCTTCGAATTTATTTCGATTAGTTGACGTACATCATCCGGTTTAAGCCCGTAGTGTTGGGCCAAAATCATTACAGTCTGCCAAGCTTCATCTATTTTAATACCATAATCGTTTACAGTTTCATGAATGTATCTTGAATGCGAAGAAATATCCTGACTATAACCAACAAGCCAATCAATACTTACCTTAAAAAAATTTGCTATGCGACATAATGTTGCAATGTCAGGTTCACGGCGATTCACTTCCCATGATGCTAAGGTCGAACGATCAACCTGAAGGATGGCGGCCAATTCTTCTTGCGTTAGTTTATTTCGTAAATGTTTAATTTTAGCTCCTAAAGTTTCCATAAGCCACACCTCCTGTCTTTAAGATATCGCGCCAATAAAAGCAGTGCAATTATTGTGTCTATAAGACCCTGCCGAGCAGGAATTTCTTAACTAAAAACAGTATTAGTGTCTATATGACACTAATACTGTTTTTTAAACTATAAAATTTTGAAAGGAGACTTATTCCCATGAAAAATAGAAACCCGCTTATTCTCATTGTAGACAATTCTTCTAAAACCCGCGCTCTTATTACTTTATTTTCAGAAAGAAAGTACGAAGTAAATTGGACTACAAATGGTGAAACAGCATTGATTTCCGCACTTAAAACTTTACCAGATCTTATTCTATTAGATGTAACGATACCGGACATTGATGATTGTAAAACCTGGCGTTGGTTCAAGAAGCAGCCTTCGTTAGCTGCCATTCCAATTATTTTTCTCACCACTAAAACTGACATAACAAGTAACGAAAAACAACTCGCTTGGAATTCCATCGATTATATAAACCCCTTAAATTTTTCCCGTTTGCTCATGCAAATAAAGAAATCGTTAGTTAATATAAGACAAAACACTGTTCGTTGAAATAATTAAAAAAGAAGCAGAATAATATAAAAATATAGTTTTACGAATATTAATTCATTTCAACAACAAGAAGGCTTATTTAAAAAGAAAGCGAATTTTAGAGTAAAAAGCCTCAAGGAGTTTTTCAATGAAACGTATATTTTTTCTTCTTTTCACCCTTGTCCTCATCTATACCCCGCTTGCTGGACATACAGGTCCAAAAGAAGATTATGAAGAAGCTTACAAATTATATATTACAGCCGGAACTAGCGTAGCAGCCTATGATGACCGAATTGGCGAACTCACCAATCATTATTTAGAACAAGACGGCTGGAAAATCGATCACTATATACAACCAGAGGGCCATAATGGCGCTCGCTTCGTCCTAGCACAAAAAGCCAACCAAGCCGGAGGCACAACTTACATCATTGCCATTGTGGGTACGGAATCATCTGAAGACATAAAAATGGACTTAAGTTTTGATAAAGTATATTTTGCCGGTACCAACTTAGACGAATTCGCCGCTAATGCCGCTAAAAAGGATGTACCAAATACAGAACCGAAAGTTCACCGCGGATTTAATAAATTCGTACAAGCCGGACCGGCAGCAACCTTACGTAACGTCAAATTTAATTCACACTTGCTTATCGATCTGATTAAAAGCAACAAAAATGATATGTTATATCTTACAGGACATAGTCTTGGCGGCGCAGCAGCAACACTAGCCGGAGCCAGGCTGCTAAGCAGCGGAATAAATCCCGATCAAATTGAAGTTATCACCTTTGGCGCACCTGCCGTAGGCAATGCGGCATTTGCTGCTAAATTTGAAGGTCTCCTTCACCTAACTCGCGTAGTCAATTCCGGCGATGCCGTAACAGGCATTTTGCAAACGCTCGTGGGAGGCTATCAGCAGTTTGGTCGGGAAATTAAATGGAACCTTCCTGACACACTCGATAAGCCCCATAATCTCACTGCCTATGTCGATTCGGCCCTCAAAAACTATTATGACAAACGTCGTCTAGCCATACAAGCAGGAATAAACTTGCCTGAACAGTTGACAACCCAGCAGACAAATTTTGACCGCATCTATACCGCGCCACTCCAAAACAGCTTACCTCATCAACTGACAGCAGATTTTGGGTATATGTGTGAAGCTTTAGACGATGAACATCGGCAAACGTTACCAAACTCTATCATCGCAAGCAATTCCACACCACTCACTTGGCAACAAGCAGCTACAGCATCGAATTGCCGCTTAGCCATTTTATCCGAAGTAAGCGCAGTCCGATTGAAACAAGAAAAAAACACCTATCATATTATTTTGAACCAGACTGTATATGATGTTACTACAGGTGCTATCGTGAACATGGCTACCTTTTCTACTGCCACTTACAATCTCACTCCTCTAGAGGCCTTTATCCACGATTTCAAAGGCATTCGTGATAGCGAAGCCTCTTGGTTGAACCAAAGAAGCTCTGCAAAAGACGGCTAGCAGCCGCTCTTCGCAGAGCTCTTTTAATAACATTTTGGTACTTTTATAGAAATAAAAAAAGCCTTCCAAACAATAAGTTTGAAAAGCATTGATTTTGCTGGTGACCCACCCGCGGCTCGAACGCGGGACACCCTGATTAAAAGTCAGGTGCTCTACCAACTGAGCTAGTGGATCATGTCTCACAAGAAGTTATTATACAGATTTCAACAAGAAGTGTCAATGTTTTTTTCAAAAACAAAAGCCGTTACCTTTAAAAGATAACAGCCTTTGATTCTGATGACTAAAACAAGGGCTTCAAGATCATCGTTTGATCGCGATTTGGGCCAACCGAAACGATACCAAGCGGAATCTCAGCCACTTCGCTAAGGCGTTCAAGATATTTACGCGCATTGAGCGGTAAATCTTCATACTTACGAATTGCACAAGTTGAAGTCTTCCAACCAGCAAATTCTTCATAAACCGGCTCAACAGCAGCCAAAACCTTCAAGCTAGCCGGATATTCGCCAATAATTTCGCCTTTATATTTATAACCGACACATAACTTCAGTGTCTCAAGTTCGTCTAAAATATCCAATCGCGTAATAGCCATATAATCAATACCACTTAAGTGTCCCGCATAACGGACAACACAAGCATCCAACCAGCCGCAACGACGAGGCCGACCTGTTACTGTGCCATATTCATGACCTGTTTCGCGAATCTGATTGCCTATTTCGTCGTTTAGCTCTGTCGGGAAAGGTCCCTCGCCTACACGGGTATTATAAGCCTTCACAACTCCGATAATCTTGTCAAGCTTGCTAGGACCAACACCCGAACCCACACTGGCTCCACCAGCAATGGGATTCGAAGAAGTAACATAAGGATAAGTCCCGTGATCAAGATCAAGCATGGTGGCCTGAGCGCCTTCAAATAACACTTTCTTATCTGCTTTAATGGCCTTGCTCAGAATATAAGAAGTATCCGCAACATAAGGACGCAGGAAGTCGGCATAAGCCAAATATTCTTTTCTCACAGCTTCATACTCAAATCCTTCTACGCCGTAAACATTCTTCAGTAAATGATTTTTCGCGGCAATGTTCCGCTCTAATTTAGCACTAAATTCTTCTTCATCCATTAAATCAACGATACGAATGCCTACGCGAGCCATTTTATCCATATAACACGGACCAATGCCTCGTTTCGTTGTACCGATTTTAAATGCGCCACGCGCTTGTTCTTCCACTTCATCAAGCAACTGATGATAAGGCAGAATAACATGGGCCCGGTTGGAAATGCGCAGTGCCGAAGTATCAAATCCTTTGGCCTGCATGTTTTTAATCTCAGTAATAAGCGCACCCGGATCAATAACAACACCATTGCCAAGAATACAGGTTTTACCCTTATATAAAATTCCTGACGGCAATAATTGCAGCTTATGGGCCATTTCATTGACAACTACAGTATGACCAGCATTATTACCGCCTTGTGAACGAACAACAACATCTGCCTGTTCTGCTAAATAATCAACAACTTTCCCTTTTCCCTCATCGCCCCATTGCGTACCCATAACAACTACTGTTGACAT